AACCACGAGGTAAGGGGATTGTATTCAACACCACACTACAGAATCATTAAATGAAAAACGAAGCAGAATATTATATTGAAGAAGACTACAGCGTCCTAGCAGGGCCATATGTAGTTGGCAACAAGCGTCACGATCAATACCTACAGAATGTCATTGATGACATGAAGCGTGGTAAAATCCATTACACAGTTGTCAGCTTCGGGCCGCTACGCTATGTGGAACGCAAGGGCATGATACTTCCCAAACGATGAGCAATCCAGTTTCACATCCATCCCATTATATCAATGCCAATGGCGTTGAGCTAATCGACATTATTGACGAAATGCCGTTTGCTCGTGCATCTGCCATGAAATACATATTCCGTGCTGGCAAGAAGAATCCAGAAAAGGAACTGGAAGACTTGCAAAAGGCGGCATGGTTAATTCAAAGGGAAATAACCAAGCTCGCAAAATGAAATTCAAGAAGGTTGGCAATGTAGACATTAACGGAGAACGCTGGGAGTTTGGATGGGGGGATTGTGGGATGACTCCAAATGGCCCAGCAATCGGAAAGTGCTACTACCAAAACAGACGAATCACAATCAACAAAAAATATCATGCAGACTGTAGACTGTCAGACGTTGTGGCGCATGAGGTGCTTCACGCCTACATTCCCTTTGCAAACGAAGATTTCGTTGAAAGATTTGGCAAGACAGTTGGTGACATGGAAAAGAAACTATCAAAAAGCATTGAACAAGAAAGGAATACAAATGACAGCTAAACAACAATTCGACGAATGGTATGGAAGCGTTGGAATTCGCTCATACTCTAAAAATCATGGATCTGCTGAAGGGCACGAGGAATACATGGCAATCGCTTGGATGAGCGGTTATCATTCAGCACTTAAAGACATACAGGAGATTATTAAAAATGATACGTCAAAAGCTGATAATTCACGATAGCGTTCCCCCCAATCGTTATCGCTTCGTTGTTCCAGAGACAGGGTTTCGCATTGAAGGCGAACTCACTATGGAATCCCTATTGTCTAGGGTTAAGAAGCATTATATGGAAAATGGAATCACGTTGCCTCCTGATTGGAAAGAGGTAGTAGAAGACCATCTTTGCCGTCAGCTTCCTCATGGTTGGTGCAGTTATTCTGATGGCAATCCAGCACAAGGGGTAGCTCCAAATCTATCAGCTGAAAACATTATCAAGGGAATCAAGTCCCTTGCAACAATGGCAATGGATGCTGTGTCTGGGCAGGAAGTCTTTGTCAGTCAGGAAGAAGCGAATAAAAGGGCCGAAATCTGCGCTAGGTGCTACAACAACATGACAACCAACTTCTGTGCTGGATGCTCTGCCATGCAACAGATAACATCCTTGGTTGCAAAGGTTAAGGGATCACGCACAACTCCGCTGGATTCAAAGTTATATACCTGTGGTGTATGTGGTTGCAGAAACGAAGCCATTGTCCATGTCAATAGAAAAGTGTTGCTTTCTGGCGAGAAATCGGAGACAACAAACGCTAGACCAGAATGGTGCTGGGTCAAAAATGATGACTTAACTCACGCTGTCGATTCACTTAAAATATGATTTCCTTTGGATTAACTGACCCTAAAGTTGGCGAAAAGCCTCCTCGCACTAGAATTGAGGATGCTGAATCCGCTAGGTCAATGCTATTTGAACTGATCAATGACGATCAGATAGCATCATATCGCAGGGCGCAGATTCAGGGCATCATTGATGGCAACCCTCCATATAACGAACAACAGCTTCGTGAGATGGGTCAGGCAGACCGCATCAACGTAAACTGGGGTCATGCTGAAGCAAAGGTCGAGGCCGCTGTTATCCCATACTTTGACATCCTCACATCCGTTGGTCATTACGCAACTGTAAAGACCAAGTACGGGAAGGACATGGGCAAGAGGGAAGAATGGAGCAGGATCATTACGGAGGAGTTCCACAGGCTCCTATCGTCCAGCAATCCCAACTTTCTTGCACAGCATCAGGTTTGCCATAAGGAGCTTGTTATTCATGGAATGGCTTGTATGTACTTCCCAGATGGGGTGGATTGGCGAGCCAAGGCTATTGAGCCTTACGCTCTGGTTGTTCCAAAGGGATCTAAGGTTGATTGGGACAACTGGGAGTTTTGCTACATCCTTGATGAGATGTATTGCGAAGAGCTTTACAGCTACGTTGAGAATGAAGAGGCCGCAACTCGTGGTGGATGGGATGTTGAACAATGCAGGGAGGCTATCATGCAAGCCAAGGTTGATGAGCAGGATCAACGCCGCCCTTGGGAGTGGTATCAGAGGGAGCTTAAAAACAATGCCCTATACTACTCGTATGCCAAGAGCAAGGTTATCAAGATCGCTCATTTCTATGTGCGTGAATACGATGGCAGGATTTCACATTACATTTTTGATCGCCTCAACAGCACCGAATTTTTGTGCCAGAAGGTAGGACGATATAAGAACTTCTCTAACGCCTTCACCATCTTCCTGAATGGCGTTGGCAATGGCTACTACCACAGCGTCCGTGGCCTTGGTCAGAAGGTTTATAAGTACGCAGAGGCAATGAACAGGGTTAACAACTCGCTCCTTGAGGGTGTCATTGTTGGATCTGCCGTTATGTTCCAGCCTAACTCTGCGGCTGATGCGGAGAAGCTAAAGACTGTGCAGGTAGGACCTTATCGTATCTTGCCTCCTGGCCTTAACCTAACGCAAGTCAATGTCGCATCTAATCTTGCCGCCGCCATGCAGACGGCTCAATACTTCCAAGGGCAGGAGAGTGATGACATTGGATCATTCATGCCATCCGTTGCTGGAGGCAGGAAGAAGAGCAATCGGGAAGTTGAGGCAGAGATTGGTGAGAAGTCTCGCCTTACCAACACTCGTGCAGAAATCTACCTTCAGGCTCTTGATGTTCATTATGCAGAGGTTTATCGTCGTGCATCCAATCCGAACCTCGTAGAGGAAGATCATGGCGGCAAGGAGGCTCTTGAGTTCCAGAACGCTTGCTTCAATCGTGGAGTTCCCAAAGCGGCTATGCTGGACATTGATAGCGTCAAGGCAACACGAAGCATTGGTCAGGGATCGTCTGCGGCTCGCATGCAAGCGATGGAACTGATCGGTCAGTATCTCCCACAACTCCCAGAGTCCAATAGGAAGCGTGTTATCAATGCCAACATTGCGGCTATCGCAGGACAGACTGGGGTGGACACATTCGGAATCCCAGAGGAAACAAAGCCAGATGGAAATGACCTATCCATTGCGTCTCTTGAGAACAATGCACTCCAGACAGGGGGGCAGGTGCTTATTGACCCAGACCAAAACCATGCCACGCACATGGCCGTTCACCTCCAGTTCGCAGGTCAAGTCGTGCAGTCCGTACAAGATCAGCAGATTGATCCTGTGGGTGCTGATAAGACAATGCAGGCTGTTATTCCTCATATGCTCACGCATCTTAAATACATGGAGGCCGATCCCACTCGTGCGGATCAGTTCAATGCCATGAATGAGCAGGTGAGCGAGCTTATGAAGATTGCTGATCAGCTTGCTAGGATGTCTCAGGAGATCCAGCAGAGCCAGATGGAGGCAATGGCTCAACAGCAACAGCCTCAACAGCAAGATCCGAAGGCAATGGTTGCCATGAACAAGATTGAGCTTGATCGCATGAAGTTCCAGAACGATGCCCAAATCAAACAGGCAAAGGCACAGCACCAGATGCAACTCCAAGACCGCAAGACAGCACAGCGGATGATGGTGGATCGCATCAAGGTGGCGCAGAAATACGGAACAACCCAAGAATAAACCCCCCATGAAAAAAGGACTCTACGCAAACATTCACGCAAAGAAAAAGAGGATGGCTCAAGGATCTGGCGAGCGAATGAAGAAAGCTGGGGAGAAGGGGCGACCAACTGCCAAGGCATTCCGTCAGTCTGCCAAGACTGCCAAGAAGTAATTGTCGGTAAACCTAACCATAAAAAACAATGACAACACACCCGTTTGATTCGGGTCGGGAGGAAATGAGAGAGCAGATCATATCGCTCATTTATGAGCGTTATATCTATTGTAGAACATTTCTAGGCAGGGAGTCGGAGCCAGCCCTAATACTAAAAAACCTAATTCACTCCATCAGGGACGCGCAGGCAGATGAAATGGACAATGCAAAAATAAGTAAGCTTGACTTGCAAATGCAAAAGTAGTACAAGGCTTTAATGCTGTTGTGCAATCAACGACAATAAACAACTAAAATTATATGACACAGGCATGGACTAGAAAGGAGGGCAAGAATCCCAAAGGTGGATTGAACGCCAAGGGACGAGCAAGCTACAACAAGGCTACTGGTGGCAATCTAAAGCCGCCAGCACCGAACCCCAAAACAGAAAAAGATGCCGCAAGAAGGAAATCATTTTGCTCTAGGATGAAGGGACTTAAAGCCAAACTCACAAGTGAAAAAACAAAACGTGACCCGAATAGCAGAGTGAACAAAAGCTTGAGGGCGTGGAATTGCCGATAAACAACAACAACTAAAATATTATGACTCATGAAGAGTGGCGAGCGGATGTTTCCCTCGCTATCGAACTAAAGAAGATCCTTGATCTTCCAGTACTAAAGGCCGCTATTTCTATTCTGGATTCCCAGACAATGGCAAGGACGTTGGCTGGAAATGGATTGCTTCAGCTTTCCGACAAGGCACACGTTCTATTCGGATATGATGCTGGAAGGGCATCTATTTTATCCGACCTGCAAAACCTTTCCGTCGTACCAGAGGAAATGAAAGAGCTTCCTCCTAGCTACACCACCGAATTTTAACCAACACATATATGTCAGACCAAACAGAAGCCCCAGTAGCATCCATCACGCAATCCGCTGATCCCGTCATTGCCACAACCCCAGAACCAATTACTGAAAGCTGGGAGTCGCAGATTTCAAGACAGCTTAAAAACAAGCCCAATATCCCCAAAACGGATTTGAAGAGCCTTGAATCCCTGCCCGATGATGTGGCAGTTGATGGCTTTGATAGTGTTTCCGTGCAGGAGGCTAGTGACTTCCTAAAGAACATGGACGGCAAGGATGTTGAGCCTAAAAAAGAAAAGAAGATTAAGGTTGAAGTAGAACCTGAAGTGTCTAATAGCTTTGACGTATCTGACCTTGACCTTTCAAAAGACCCAGATCCTATTGAGGAGAAGCCAAAGAAGAAGAGCAAGGAAGACAATATTGCAGAGCTTCGCAAGAAGGCAGAGAGTTACGAGGAAACCCTCAAGACCAAGGACACAGAGCTTTCCACCTATCGTGAGAAGCTAGAGAAGATGGAGGCCGAACTTGAGCGCACGGCATTTGAGAAGTCGCCCAAGTTCCTTGAGAAGTATCAAGACCCATACAATGCGTCCGTCACCTCCGCTGTGGAGTTTGCAACTGAATATGCGGCTGATAACTCTATTGTTGAGAAGGCTCTTTCCCTGAAGGGCAGGGAGCGCATTGATTTCATTGATGATTCCTTCGGAGGGGGTGCGGCGGCGGCTCAATTCCTGTCGCTGATTAACAACGCTGACAGCAAGCGTTCAACGCTTGAATCTGCCTTGCAGGATTACAAGGCAACACACAACCAGATTGTGCAAGCGGAGGAGGCCCAGCATATCCAGACTGTTGAGCAGATCAACAAGGGGTTTGATCGCATGGCATCGCATCTTGCCAACAAGAGTGAGTTCTTCCGCATGACGGGAGACGATGCCAACGACAAGGCAGTTAAAGCTAGGATTGATGCGGCAAAGAACATCATGCATGGCAACGCCTCGCAGAATGAAATGCTTGTCGCCCCATTCCTTGCGGTTATTGCAAAGGAAGCAGTTGATGAGAATGCAAAGCTGAAGGCTGAACTTGCCAAGTATAAGAGCCGCATTGCACAGGACTCCGCTGTACAGCCAAGGATCAGCAAGGGATCTACCAGCGATGCTGAATCCGAAACGAAGGGCAAGCCTCGCTCTGCAATGGATGCAATTCGTGCGCAACTGCGAAGCTACTAATCTGAGTGGAATGATAGACCTGTAATGGTGTATCCCAAGAGCCGTTGGTGTTAGAAGCACCAGCGGCTTCTTTTTATAATGAAGCTACAGACATACGGACTGGATTTCAGCAAGCACCCAAACATTTCGCAACTTGAGATTGAGTTGCTAATGGTGGGTGATGCTGATCCGTCTAGGATCTCTGGCATCTCCAGAGGGCAACATATCAAGCACGTTGTGCATATGTTATGGCCCGATGTGATCAAGAGTTGGAATGACTGGAACGAGTTGGCTCTTTGGGCTTGGACTAATCACAGCGAGATAGGAGTTACTGGGTGTGCGGCGGCTGGAAAGACGTTCACGTTCACATTGCTGTCGCTTGTTGAATACCTAGCGAAGCCAATGGCGACTCGTGTTGCCCTCACCTCCACCACAGTTCCCTCCCTGCGTGGTCGTATCTGGTCGGAAATGATGCGCTTCGTTCGTCCTGCGGTTCCGCTGTTTGGGTTGAATGTTGTGGATTCGCAAACGAAGATCCAGTCGCAGAGGGGGGATGATCGCAGTAGCATCATTGCCCTTGCCGTGGACTCTGGAGCCGTTGAGCAGGCTGTTGGTAAGTTGCAGGGTGTCCACTTGCCTCGCATGGTAATCATGGTGGACGAAGCCGCACAGACAAATCCAGCCGTGTTCTCCGCTAGGGCTAACCTTCAAGTTGGAACAGACTTCTATCACTTCATTGCCATTGCCAACGCCTCTTCCATGTTCGATCCGCATGGATTGTTCTGCGAGCCTCGCATGGGCTGGGGAAGCATTCAGGATGGTGACGAGCATTGGGAAACGAAGTCTGGTGTATGCGTGAGGTTTGATGGTCTTAAATCACCGAACGTCAAGGCTGGAAGACTCATCTACCCATACCTATTTGGTCAGGAGAACATTGACACCATCAAGAAGAACTTCGGGGAGGGTAGCCTTGAGTGGAATAGCTATTGCAGAGGGATGTGGTCTCGTTCGGGAGCAAGGAACACAATGCTTGATTCCGCAATGATTACGGATGGTCAGGCAAGGGAGGGAGTGATCTGGCAGGGTGGTGGAGTGAAGACTATCGCAGGGCTTGACCCAGCGTTCACCACGGAGGGAGATGATTGCATCCTGCGCTTTGCCAAGGTGGGGAAGGCTGATGACGGGAACCTGACCATGCTTCTCACCGACACGGTACGTCTCAATTTGCAAGACGATCCCAACTATCCGCTGTTCTACCAAGTGGCAGACCAGACGATCAATGAACTGAAGGCGAGGAACGTGAAGCCAGAAGACTTTGCTCTTGACGCAACTGGTGCTGGTGCTGGCATTGCCGACATCATCTCTCAGCGGTGGCAGTCTGGGTTTGTGCGAGTGAGCTTCGGGGGGGCGGCTACGGATGCGCCAATATCCGTGGAGGACAATCGTCCTGCAAAGCAAGTCTACGCCAATCGGGTGACGCAACTTTGGGGTCAGATCAAGGTGATCGTGATGGGCGGCAGGTTGAGGGGTCTTGATGATCAGACAGCAAGGGAGCTTTGCGCTCGCATCTACACGCTCAAGAACGAACGCACATTGCTTGAGAGCAAGAAGGATTTGAAGAAGCGCACGAAGGGTAACTCCCCAGACAGAGCGGATGCCCTTGCCCTGCTGGCTGAATTATTTGTGGCGCAAAACGGCATTGGTGATGCCTCTGGAAGTCAAGAGCAAAATTCTGAGGAGTGGGAAAAATATGCGCTTGACCATGAGATTGAG